ATTCAACGTTAAATTGTAAATGATCTTTGTGTTTGGTAAACAACAGAACCATTTGAGGGGGGGGTTTTTGGGTGTCATCCATGATGTTTTGATTTTATGTTTTTAAATGTTTTTATTTTATGTTTTTGGTTTTGATTTTAGTTAACACGGTCAGAGTAAACCGAGCATTTCCGCCATTTCAGCAATTTTCTCAGGGTTAGCTAGGGCATATTTCAGCCCATGTTTCGCTCCGGTCGCTATACGAGCCAGAGCCGCTTTCAGATGGTGAGAATCGTTTGAGGTAGCCAAAGGCACAGTCCTTACGAGCCAGGAAAGGGCGGGTGACAGCGACCACGACGAAGGACCGTAGTGCATGTTGCCATAAGCTGGACTTTGTGAGTAATACTGCTGGTGCATGGTTAATCTCAAACGTGTTGATTGTGTTGGGTCATCGGCTTGTACGAAGATGACAAACTTCTTGGACTGCGGGTGGGCTTGGGCGGCGCTTGTCATCAACAGTTCGTCCATGTGAGCCGGAAACCAATGAAGGTGCGTACCCAGTTTTAGTGGGCCATCGTGACGATCATAAGCAATGGTCGACATGGATGTTGCGATATCTCCAATGGGCTGCCAGTCAGTAGGAACGACTGCTGAATATACTTTGCCACCGTTAGCGAGGTCAGAACCCTCGAAAGTCACGATAGAAGCTAATGCTGCGACCCCGTAAGCTTCCAAATCGGAAATCTTTTCTTGCAGGGTCATTGACTGTGTAGTCATTGTGGAAACGGTGTTGGGGCATCCAATTCCGGGTGAGGCGATGGAACCAATTGAGAAAGAAAGTTCGTATGAACCCGAAGTCGCGCTGTTAGACACGCCGGGCATATTGATGTCGAACGTAATGGCTTCCATATCCGCTGGGAAGGTAACCGTCAGGTCTCTTGTCTTATTCACATAAAACGAGGCTGAAGTACCTATGGCGGAATAGGAGCCGCCAGAATACGCCCAAACTGTTACAGCCAGTGCAATAGACTGGGGATCCGAAGAGACCATCCCAAATGTGAAGGTAGCCGTTGTGGCTGCCGCACAAGTGAAACGAAAACCCGGAGCCCCTTTGTAGTCATGCAAAGGCTGATAACATCGACGCGAACTCTGCCCACTTGAAGGTGGGAGGAGTCGGCCGACGCCCGCGATGCCCGAAAGGACACCTTGAACGGATTCGGTGGATTCTGGTTCAGAATTGTTCGCACTCAAGCGAATAGTATTGGTAATGTTGGGGTAAATCTCTATGTAGCATTCACCCCCTCCGACCCCATTGGGCACATAATAGTCTTTAAGATTCAGACTTTTAATCTCCTTAACGTTAGTACGACGGTAAGGAAACGGGGAAGGCACTGCCACAGGGTCATGACCATAAGGATCCACCAGCGACTGAATGTAATCAATCACTGGTTGTGAGAACCCTGGATGGCGTTCTCGGATCTGGGCGCTGGTCACAGCCTTGTTTTTGTTACCCTTCCCTTTGGCGGACATGCTTCGCAATGAACAAAGGACAGGAAATAAATTAAATGTTTGGTTGACGATAAATAGTGCTAAAAAGCTAAATAAATATGGGAACCCCTCAGTAGGTTCAATTCGCCCGGCAAATTAGACTTGCGGAGTCCACCCGAGATAATCTCGGGCGGCCAACACAGCGAAGGTTTTGCCATGGTAGGTCCCGGTACGACCTGCCCCTTCTTGAATTAGTTTGCGCGCTTCTTCCAATTGGGCGCGAGAAAGCCCATAACGGCTTTCGATCGCTACTGCACAGGCATCTTCCCAAGCGCTCGAATCTGAGGGACACTCGAGTGGATCTGCGGAATCCGGCGTTATGTTCACCCAACGAGGCAAACTGGCCTTTTTACCTTTCGGCGCCCACCCCTCCACAAACGGTCCGGTGAAGAAGGGTTCCAACAGAAATGGCTTCTGTCCGAGAGCCACACCACCAATATGTTTTATCATATCGGGTTGCGTAGCACGGTCGCTGGTGAGGTTTTTGCACCCCCACTTACAGATCCTGCTTGGTAATTGTACAGGATAAATTTTGCCCTGGAACGGCACGAATAAATGTTTGAGGAAATCGGCTCCTGCAAAAGGTGTTTGATCGAGATTAGCGAACGTCTCCACCTTCATGTCTAGGCCCAGGAGGTCAGCAGCAATAGAATGCGCTTCTTCCATCGAAATGGTCCCATTGGACGCCCACAAAACACGGGCTACTTGGCCATGATACACCACTAGACCCATGGTGTTCCAAAGTAATGTCCATACCACTCCTGAAGGCAGAATTGCCGTGTGTAGAATCACGGTCATGCCTCCGCCGGTACGCTCCATCAAGTGTACCCGGCCCAACTCCTTCAATTCATCTCTCGTAAAACCTTGCTGCTCACCCAATCCAGCTTGGCAATCGGCGAACGGGCCTTGCTGGTGTGCGTCGTACATTGTAGCGTCTGCCACAACTTTAGAGTCGGTGTTATCATCCCCACAAATCAGGACCTTTTCACCATCGGCTAACTCTAAGTCTGAATTAACAGCTTTAAACAATTGCTTCTGTGTCATACCTGAAGCCCAGGTGTATTGTTTGAAATATTTTTGTTTTCCATTCCGGCTCTCCCCCCCCCACCCCGAATAATCATCGCGCCACGACCAATTCTTACAAGTCTTGATCTTTTTCACGAGCGCCTCCACTTTGAGGACGCTGCGAATCCACGAAACCGTGGGCACGAATTGAATTACACGGGGTTTAGGTTTAAACACTTTGTCGTCAGACTTGACAAAACACTTAATGGTGTTCATCTCGTCCTTGAACGTAACGTTCAAACTTTCAATTTGGTTAATCAAACGAATGACCCGCTTACGCGAGTTAGCATTCATTCGTTTGCAAAGATCCAAAAGAGTCCCACCACTCTCGGCCACAGCAACAAAATCCTTGTCGCGCGTCCAAGCTGGTAAATCGGCTTCAGTCACTTTAAGATGACGAGGCCAGAACTGTTTCTTGGGGTCCATGCGCTTGTACGTGATCCCTTTATATTTAACCCTCTCCACTGCTTCCTTGACCTTCCTCCCCATTCTCACGGCAAATGAACGAGCGACCGTGGCTGAGTCCGAACCGAATACAATCGGTTCCAATCCAACCACAACACCCGCCAAATACCCACTCCTACCTGGAGCTTTGAATGGTTCGTTGTTTCGTTCGACAGTTTTGATAACACTGTCGTCGGCAATTTCTTGAGCTAAATGAGATTCCCCGCACATATTACTAGCGTAAACCATGTAGGGTTTGTGCTCCTTGAAGCTAAGCTTCTCGGAAATAAAATCCACGTCGACTGGCTCATTTTTCCTCTCATTGACTAAAGGATCCATGGCGTCGCCTTCCACTGTGGCCTTGCGCACAACAGCGGAATTCGCAGAAAAATCGGATGGTAGGGGTAATGGGCGTTTGGGTGGTGGACATTCCGTCACGGTCTGTGTGAGAGCTAAGGCTTGAGAAAACGATAACTTTGTAGGACACACAGGGGGTGCGCGACTGGGCGGCAGTGTAGGAGGGGTACTGCGTGGTGGACTAGGCAAGCCAACCGGCGGATCTGCCGGTGACGAAGTCGAGGCTGAAGATGAAGAAACACGAGGTGACGAAATGGTCAAGGAGCTGAAGTCGGGGTACGGATCACTAATACCCAGTCCTTGCAGACTGGAGGTCAAAGTCATCTCCTCCCACGAAGAGGGCGTTGTAGGGCAGTCATCGAAACTGCTCCACTCGGCTGTGGCGCCGTGATGGTTAACCCATCCCGACTCCTCTTCTTTCTCCTTCCCCTTGTCATTTTTCGGCAAATCGTCCCAGAGGGAACGTTGTTCCAATAGGTCTTCTTTCTCCACTCTCGCCTTCTCAAGGTCCTCTAAAAGGTCTTGAATTTCCTCTTCCTGCAATTTCTGCTCCTTCTTAATATTCGCACGGTGTGATTCCCATGCTTCAATTTCTGCTTCTTCCAAATCTGGATAGAACCCGGCCTCGGGCATCCTTAAAAATAACCAAGTGGGGATTGTCGCCAAGCCTCCTTGTCCTTCTAGTGTTGCGTGTGCGGTCGTTCTCCGAGCTAACTCGGTTCCCAACCCCAGCGAAACAGCTTTCCGGGACATGTAGGCCCTGCTATACCAATCTTTGATCTCCGACAGGTCCCGCCTCAGAATCTGGTTACCCTGCGTACTTGCGGTATGCTTGATAAACAGAACTAAGTCCGGATCGATCTTGAACCAACCAACTTGGGATTCTGAATCCATGACCAGCCGGCCCCTTGCTTTAGTCAAAGGGTCGACCAATCCACCAACGGTGTAAATGAGCCAGTCCGACCAAAACTTGAACTCGCGTTCTCGCATGGTATACGCACCGACTTCTATGTCGCCCGGTCGTCGAACATAGTTAGGGCTAAGTTTGTGTGAACCTAAAATAAAACCCCGGTGTTCCGCCACAACATGTACATTGGAGCGTACATATGGGTCGTCGTGACGGAAAAACTTCGAAATGCAAAAGCCTTCCGTATTTGCTATACAATCAGAACAACTGCAATAAGCGTGAGTTCCTTCTGGAGCGCACGTAAACGGCATCCAGGCGGGAACTTCGCGCAAAGAACAAGCGCGCAAAATAATTTGTCCCTCGGTCCGCTCATCATAAAAAGCGAACCTCGGTACGGTTAAATGTCTCATTAAATCGTCCAGAAGACGGTTATTGAGAAAACTTTCACCTTGCAATACGAACGTCGACGAAAAATCCTTAGGGATTTTCGTGATGCTGCTTGGCACGAGAATGTCCTCTCCGAAAATCAACACCTTCGGCTTTTCAGCTTCCAGCATAAATCTCCTAGCCGCCCGCCTTTTCGCCACAATTTGACTGCAACAGTCTGTGACTCCACTGGCGTCCAAAACCAAGCCGATTCTTTCGACAATTTCACTCACAGTGTTAGGACAGCGTGACTGTACTAATACGAAAGCGGAAAAGCCGGCGTAAGCCGTTGGTGTTGGGTAGGCTGCCATCGCTGACAAACCATACCTGCAACCAAGACCTACAAATCGGGCGATAGTGAACATGTAAATAAACTAAA